CCGTCAGTTACAGCAAGTAATGCGAGACAACCGAACTTACTGAACCAGTGAATTGCATGTCTTAATTGAATACGTGCCACACTGGTGATTCTTGCTGCACAAACGTTATCTGACCAGTTGAAACTGATATGTGAACCCAACGCACCATAAAGCGAGTTGTTCAAAATCTTAATAGGTAACTGCTTAACCTTGAACAACGCAACGTCCTCAGAAGTCAAGAGATTGTTAATGTATCTAATATGGACTTCGGGGTCAAGTTGTTTCAATAAGTTAGTTTCTTCTTCATCTAATTTAATACCATTACCCATTTTCTTATAGATGTTACGAGTAGTTGTCATATATAACAACATTTTCTTCATAACACCAGTGATATCAAATATTGGAAACACATCATCGGTCAATTGAATCATTGGATAAAGACTGGCGTAGTCAATTTTAATAAGTCTCGTACTATACCCTTTTTTGTAAGTTCTTGCCAGACCACCACCAAACTTCATATATTTATCAGAAATCGGAATCGCCAAATCATTCTCATAACTCCAAGCAGTTAAAAGTAAGTTCCATACTGCTGCCGTACCCATTGTACAAATACGTTGATATGTAGTTGGAACGATTTTCGCTAACATGAATGATGATTGGTTGTAAAGTTCATCAACCTGTTCGGTTTCCCAGAGGTCATCGAGTAGGTATTGTTTCACGAGTTTTCTACCACCAATAAATGTTGTGAGATTCTTTTCAACACAATTTTTCTTATACCAACCAACAAAATTTCTATCAGCATCAAGATATTTGTTTCTAAACGCTTGGTATTCCTGAGTTGTTACTTTATTAACATTGGCTTGAAGCGTGTATAGATTCCTCGCAACGTCTTGATGTTTATCTGGTATTTCGAGATACTCGTTTATCTTGTTAATTAAAAATACTTTATTTTCATTATAATATCTCCCGATATCATTATCTTCACCCTTGATGTATGTTCTATTATCTCTTGCAAATTTCTCGAATTTAGCGACATACTTCAAATTGGTTTTCTTTAAATCGCTGTTAACAGCAGCAGTTCGTTTCGCTGCATGGATTGTATCGATAATCGAATACCCCCACATTTCAGTAGCTGTATATTTGTCGCTGGTATTACCGTATTTGACACTGGTATTACCCTTTCTTTTTAAAAATACACCCTCTTTAAGTCCGTTCGGTACTTTTGTGGTATCCATTTTAAGAATACCTGCTCTACCTAAAATAAAATCGAAGTCAAACGTCTCGGAATTATGTCCCAGAATAACCGCAGGTCTGATGTGGTCAATAAGATTAAAGAAATCCTGAATCAATCTGATTTCGGCTTCGTCATCATCAAGTTTATCGACTTCCAATATAGTCTCAAACCCTCTGTTGTCCCTAACACCAATTGCAAACATTCTGGAAATCTGATACCTTAAACCAGTCGTCTCGATGTCAAATGTCAGGCGATGAACCTCTTTATATTGTTCATAACCTTTGTAAAGTCTTGATTGTGTGCTGATAAAGAATTGTTCGGTAGTTTTAATAGAATTAAAAATATCACGATTTTTATAAACGAGTTTACCTTCGGCATTACGCACAAAATTACCGTCTTCGTCACAGAGTTTCTCAAAGGGGTCAATTCCACCGTCTTTAACATAGTTGATGATGTCGTTATAACACCTATGACTGGTTAACTTATAACAGTAGCCATCAAGTAATCTTTTTTGATTCCCTGTTTTAAGTTTGGTGATTTTGATGCCATACTTTATTTGTTTACTTTTAATGTATTCATCATCTCTACCAACATATAATTCTCTACCGAGTCTCGATAAGTCCTTCATATACATAAAAGGTAAATATTTGATGTTCTCGATTCTCGGTTTCTGATTTGGTTCGTGTATCACACATTCAGCAATATCTGTTCTTGGGTCGGTTTCGACATTCACCAAGTACTTAATATCATTATTATAACCCTCAAGAAATCCTTTGATTTCACCTAAAACCCTGTGTTTATCCATTATGTTTTTTTTATGAATTTATATGTTAACTTCTTTGTCTTAGCATTGAACTTATATCTAATGTCTTCAAGTATGAACTCACTGGTTTCCAGCACCTGTTTCGGATTATTGGGGAAAATTCCTGATATCCAGAGCGCACTTATCGCATTTTTTGCGACAACTTTATAATGACCGTCATTATTTTTGATTTCAAAATCCAGATATTGAGTATCATATTTATTTGGTACGAAATATTCGAGAATAGTAGCAAATCCAACATAGATATCGGCTTCAAATTCTTTATCACCGATATCAGTACCATATAACATTGACCTAAATAAAAAATCCCTAAACGGATTCTCATTCCATCTATAAGTCCTTCCCATGTTTCTCCTTAATTTTTTGAATTACCTCACTTAATACAGATTCACTTACATTTGATGTGTAATCTTCGTTATCAATAACTTTCACAATCTCCTTGCGCTTACCTTCAATTGCCGAGAATACGTAGTCATCAATTGTGTCTGGAAACACCAGTACGTAAATATTCACAGCAGCCTTCTGTCCAATTCTATGTAACCTATCACTTACTTGGTCATATTCACCAACTGAATAGGGGAGCGTCATGATGAACAACTTACTTGCAGCAGTAAGTGTAAGTCCATAGTTACAGGTCTGAATACTACCTAAAAATCCTTTCAATGCACTATCTCCATCTTGAAACAATTTAACTATTTCAGCACGTTCCTCAACGCTTTGGTCACCAGTATGTAATGCAACGACCTCACCGAGTTTTTCATTTAATTCGTAAAGACTGTCTTTGAAAAAATCCACAACAACGACCTTCTCTCCAGTTTCAAACACGTTTTCAATTAATTCGGTAACATGTTGTATTTTAATTTGTGCCAGATACTGTCTCAAGCGAATCATTATTGTCAGTGGATTACCATTAGGATGTTCAACAAATTCATTAGCAACACCTGCTTCAATTTCATCATAGATTTGTTGTTCAGCATCAGTCATCTCAAGAATAATACGTTGATATGTTTTATCTGGAAGGTCTGTCAGGACTTCGAATTTACGCTTTCTATGTGTAAATGGTGCGATTTTATGGTAAAGTTCTTCGAGTTTCTGAGCCATACTATCAATAATATATCCCCAACCATCACCATCACGAGTCATTCCACAATAATATTCTTGAAAGTATTTCTTCGTTGCGAAGTCAACATCAGATATTTGATTCAAAACCGTATATAATTCATGTGCACGATTTGGTGCGGGTGTTCCTGATAAGAAAATCTTACTGACTTTTCCATCCCTAAATAACTTACTTCTAAACGTACTTTTGAAATTCTTATAGGTATTGGCTTTAGTGTTTTTGAGTTTCTGAGACTCATCACAAATAACCACATCTATTTTATCGACTCCTAACTTCTTCCATTTGGTAATAAATTTCTTTTCTTTGGTGTTTTTGGGGTTAAAGTAGTCATAATTAACAATAACATACTTGGCTTCTTCGACACCACAATCATTCTTTTTCCAATTAATAATATGTGCAGTACTATTTGTGAATTTCTTGACTTCGTAATAGAAATTGAATTTCAGAGAATTCGGTGTAATAACAAAAACCTTTTCAAACCCGTTCATCTCGACATAAAGTATTGCCGAAAGGGTTTTTCCCAAACCCATTTCATGAGAAATAAGTGTACTGCGTGTGGCATTCATGAACATCGCACTAACAATCTGATGGGGATATAATTTAACGCCTTCCTTAAGCAAGGCATGCATTTTCTCGCTATAGTCCACATAAGTTTCTTCGAGTTCCTGCTTATACTTAACCCAATGTTCTTTTTTGATATTAAGGTCGGCAATGAATTTGCGCTTCTCGATTTCCTTAACCTTCATCTTTTCAACTTGTTCGATGAAAATCTTACGACTGTCTTCGTTACCGAAATCGAAATGAATTTTATTTGACCCCCTATATCTTTTAATTAAAAAGAATAACGATGATACGCTGACTTCCCAACATATCATACGGGCATTCCACTTACGAGTTTCCTCTGGAAGATTTCTTATTCTTGTAATTAGTTGGTCATTGATGGGGAATCGAAGATAGTAATACTGTCTTCGAGGAATTCTCTCACAATGAACTACAAAGATTGGTTGTTGCATAATAACTCAATATGCAGCAAAGATAATGAAAAAAATTAAATTATCAAGGAGTTGGGACTGCATAAATAGTATTATCATCGCTAATGTCTTGCGAATTATTACTTGGAGCAGGAAAATATGTTGTGTTAGTTGTTAAAACATAGACAGTTAAGGCATTCGTTATGTCTTGCGAATTATTACTTAGAATTGGAAAATATGTTAAGGCAGATGGTGCAATAAACCAAGTGGTCGCATCTGTTACATCTTGTGGGTTGTCACCGAAAATCGGAAGATATACAGTCGTACCAGTTGGAGCAACATATATCGCCAATTCACTCGTTATGTCCTGCGAATTATTACCTGATATCGGGAAATATGTGCTGGCAGTCGGAGTAACATACAGGATAAAGGCATTAGTTATATCTTGTGAATTATTACTCATTTTATTTTAATATTTTTAATCTTTCATAATTTTAAACCACTGTGGTTTTTGTAATTCCATCAGAAATCTGGATATTAATCTGATTCTGAGTTGGTAATGTAATTTTTCCACAATTTTCTCCAAGAAAATCAAGTTTGAACTCACCCAGATACCTTCCAGCTTTAGCTGTTTGGGGTAATTTAAACCTGTAAGTCAATGTATATTGAACCTCGTCAGGATATTCAGGTCTGTTGTTATTAACAACAAGATTTCCTGCAACGTTGGCAATACGATATAAACCAGTATCGGCTTCCTGCATTGAGAATGTCACACCTACGTTTTCTAACATGTCTGGAGTAATATCGTATTGCTCCATCGTATGTTGTGTCAGTGGATATTTCAATTCGGGTAGCGTGCTATCCTTTTTTATGAAAAAATTGTTAATATTAAATGTACTGTAGTCCATAATTATCCCTTTTCTTCGTCTGTCATTTCTGCTAATAATTTCTGGCGGTCTGCACCTATTCCCTTAACTCTTCTCTTTATTGTTGCTGCAACACCATCACCAATAAGACCAAATGTTACTGCATCAAAGTTACCAAATGGATGTCCGCTAAGTTCGGAATAAAATCTGAATAACACAAACGTACAGAGAATCGTGGTTAAATATCTACGCCAGTTATCGTTAAACCAGAATTTCCAATTCCATTTTTTTGGTGTCTTCGTTCCTAATTTATCACGTCCAGTGGTTTCAGTTAAACCATAAATAACATAACCAACTATGAAAAAGACTACAAATGCCATTAGCTGTGCAATTGAATAATCTCCGAATAATATTGTAAAAAATTCTCCCATTATTTCCTGTTTTTATTTAAGAATTATATTTATCATAAATACCAT